GTTGTATTGTTCTCCTGGTCCGACCACTTCACTAGGCGCGGGTTACCCGACGCTCCCAATGCGAACATGATGCGCTCGCTGGTGACCATCACCGACGCGCAACTTGTAGGTGCATTGGTGATTACGGCCGCAATGGTTGGAGTTGTGAAACCTAGCTGCCACTCGTACAACTTGCCATCTGTGCTGCTGCAGGCCGTAAGGTACTCGCCCCAGGTGTCCAGGCTCCAGGTGGTAACCGGTATAAATCCAGTATCTGGACGCGCCGTTCCATAGGACAGATTACCATATGTTGAGTACCCGTAACCGGTTGTACCTGTAGCGTCAGCGGAACCAGTGGTGAATCCTGATGGCGTGATGTCCTTCAATACTCCGCTTGTGTTCATCGCGTATAGCTTGGACTGAGTTCCTGCTGCCGCCCAACGGTTTGCGCTGTTATCACGCCAAGCGATAAGACCTCGACACTTACCCGTCATGGCAGAAGTGGACTTCTTTCGCCACCCGCCAATGGGTCGCAGGGTATTCTCAAACCAGCGAACTAGATTGGAGTCGTACCAGCGCCCCATTGCCTGGTACTCAGTGCCGTTACGGTAGACGCCTGGTGGGATTTTGAGAGGAATGAGTGCCATGATTACACTGATAGGTTGGAGACAAACGACAGTGTAACGATGGCCGACGGTACTGCTGGCCTGGTTGGGGAAGTGCCTGCCGGATACTGCTCAATCGTCACGCCGACATCAGTAGGCCGCCACATGATTTCCGCATAGTCGTTTGCGTTAAGGTTGACAAAGAAGTTCATTGCGGCAATTATGTGGAACGGGTCGCCAACGCCTTTTCTTGGTGCAAACCCAAACCTTGAGTTCGACTTGTCAATGTTTGTTCCATTCTTTCTGAACCAAACGTCAACGTCTTGGGATGAATTTGTCGTGTTCGTAAACTGGATGGAAAACTGCACGTTGTAGATTCCCGACTGAGATACGTTTAGTCTGGATGAATTTGAGAGAGTGACGCCGTTGCTGAAGTCGGTAGTGTCAAACGTGATGGCATAGGCCGTTGTGGTGTTAGCCGCCACCTGGTCTGTGGAGTCCTGGAACGCGCCATATGGAGCGTTTAGGTACTTGCCTCCACGCGGCCCGAATAACGCTCCCAGGGCGCTTGTGATGCGGTTGGCGTAGATGCCTATGTTGCTGAGTGTTTGGCTGAAGTACAGGCGATCATATGTATCGCCAGGACTGCCGAGATTCGGCTGCGCTGGCGTTGTGATCTGGCCGCTGTAGTCGGTCATATGTTCCGTTCAAAGTGCGGACAGTCTAGCAACGATTTGAAGTTACCACCCCACCGATTCTTAGGATGCAGACTCTCCCAGTACGCGCCAACCGGAGCCAGGATAGCTTTGTCCCAGATGATTTTCCCATCCTTGAAGAAGTTCAAGTCCATCGCGCACCTCTTTAGGTGGATGGAGTTCATGGTCTTAGACCGGCCTGTCTTGACGTAGATAGCCTGCTGCTCAGGTGTACGCGCCAACTCGCCACCAGTGACCATAAATCCCTGCTCTGTGGCGTGCTGGATCAGCTTGCACATATCCAGCAGGAATGCCGCTTGCTCTTGACTTAGGCTCATTTTGCGCTCCTCATTTCTGCCAGCTTCTCTACCGTTCGGCCACCAAAGTAAGCGCCCATTATCAGCATCCCCCAGTTACCCAGCAGGGTCACATAGGACTCATTGGCGTTGAGGCCGTAGGCACTCATCATGGCGAACAGGAAGTACCCCATGAAGATAGCGATCAGGCTCATTGGCCGAATGTTCTTTGAGAGCCATGAATCCGAGTTCATGTCTGCCTGCCAGCGGTCTGTCACGTTATCCGCATCACTCTGTGCGGCTTTGGCAAACAATTCCAACTCGGCCATCTCCAGCTTGGCCTTCTCAATGCCCAGTTCAATCAAGCGCTCCTCGTGGTCGTACTGCAACTCGCGCAGCTTCTCAACGTCGGCCGGCGTAGGGTTGTCAGGGATCTTCACGCCAAGCGTGTTCTCAACCACCTCCTTGCCTTTGGCCTGGATAGCGGAGGACAGCAGCCCCAATCCGCTTTCAGCAAGTGTGCCGAGTAGTGCGCCGAGTATTGGAATCATTAGAGACCTCTGTTAGTGATGATATGAAATAACGCGCCAACTAGCGGCACAACGATAGCGGATGCGCCGGAAATCCAGAGTGTGTTCATAATGATTGCCACTTTCACTTCCTTGTCCTTCTGCTTTCTTTCCGACTCTTCTCTTTCAAGTGTGTTGCGCTCCTTAATCATCCTGGTGCGCTCTGCCATCATCTCTTCCCAGACCGGAGCATTGCCACTATAGAAGAGGATGTCCTTCAGTTCCTTCTCATGCTCTCTCAGTGCCTTTGACGCCAGTGCGATCTGGAGAGCCTCAGAACTGATCTGTGCATTCGTCTTTCCTATTGACGCAATCCTGGCCTTGCTGCTTGCTAGATGAACCGTGTCTGCCGCTTGATAGAAACTGCTGAATTCTTTATATAGGCCGTGTATATCTTTACCAAGGGCTACTGCTTTTTTATGCCAGCCACCGCACCCTGGGCAATAGCAAACGCGGTGAAAGGATCAATCACTTCTTGTTCACAACCGCCCACCGGCAGATGCGTCCATCTTTGTCCATGAATTCATTTGCTCTAAGCATTTTGTCCTCATCTTTCTTAGGGATACGACAAACCAAAACAGTCTTTGTCTCAGTGTTCGGCCAGGGGCTTTCCGCTGAGACAATCTGATCCATCACTTGTCGGCCTTGTTCTCTAGCTTGTCAAAGATGCGCTCCAGGGTCGCGTCAATCTTGTCTAGGCGGCTCTCAATATCTGCCTTGCTGACGTAGTGCTTTGGCAAGTCAATCTCAATCGCCTTGATGTCTGCTTTCAGCGCCTTGACAGAGTCCCATATCTCTTTACACCACCAGCCAACAGCGACCAGGATTGCGCCACCCACGAAATTAAATAATGACTGGAATTCCATTTATGCCTCCAATGCTGCGATACGGGCGGTCAGGGAAGTGATGAGGGCTTGCTGTTCTTGGATGGCTTTTAACATCATGGGAACAAACACGCTGTACTTTACGGCTTTAATTCCTTCTCCATCTGTTTCAATCATTCCTGGGAAAACTGTTTCTAATTCCTGAGCGACTACACCAATCTGTTTGGTTTTGTTTACATCGTCTTTAAGGTTGTAATTGCGAACCCTGACTTGCATCAAGCCATCTAGTTTTGGCGTAGCGTCAACAATGTTTTCTTTAAGACTTATGTCAGACAAAGAACCATAGCTATTATTTGCATTGAGCAAATTGCCATTAGGCCGAATCAACATTTTGAGTGTAGTGTTGTTATCAAACACCGTAAAAGCGTTGTATTCAGTAGTTGCCCCAGACCGAGCGCAGCTTATTTCAACAATGTTGTTTACATAACTTGCGCTTGAGGCGTAAAACCTTACTGCACTTGAGCCTGTATCTGATTGCGTAACACCAAATTTTTCTGTTGATGTTTGAGCAGTTTGCCCCACCAGCACGTTGCCGCTGGAGTCGATACGCATAGCCTCCGCGCCGCCTTCAGCAAAAGCAATGGTGTCAGCGGCGGGGAAGAAGATTCCGGTGTTGGTGTCGCCTGATGTAGTGATGGCTGGGGCTGCTGCCGTTCCAGCTTGTACCGTTGTAACACCTGTAGCCGACAAAGTAGTAAATGCGCCAGTAGACGGTGTAGTTGCTCCTACAGTGCCGTTCATTACCGCCCCCGTCAGCGTCTTGTTTGTCAGCGTGTCGGTGGTGGCCCTACCAACCAGGGTATCTGTAGCAGCGGGCAGCGTAAGAGTTGTAGTGCCAGCAACAGCAGTGGCCTGCAATGTTGTAGTGCCTGATGTAGACCCTGCAAACTTAGTCGTACCAGCAAGCGTGATTGTCTTGCCAGTGCCAATGTTCAAACCTACGCTGGTTCCATTACCAGCCGCAGCAAACACCGCATCAACCGAGTCTAGGTCGGTGTTGATCTTTGTCCCCCAGGTGTCAGTGCTTGCGCCTACCTCGGGCTTGGTAAGGAGTAGGTTGGTGGTGGTGGTATCAGCCATGATTTACCTCATTGGGTTGTCCAATCCTTGGACGTTGCGCCTACTGGTGTCCAGGGGTCGGTGTTGTCAGAAATTATAGTCCAGCTACGTGAATTCGGGGACTGCGTAGTCCATGTGGTGGTAGACGTGCCAGAGTCTGTCCAGGTGTCTGAATTGATTGGCTCCGGCTCCCACAATAGCCGCTGCGTGATGAGGTCCAGTGCGTTTGCAGCCTCGGCAATTGACGCCAAGAACTCCAAGCCTGACAGGTAATCGTCCAGCGCCGATCCTGATTCGGAGATGCTCGCCACAAAGATACCGACGTTTTCATAGGCATCTATGGCTGCCAAGGACTCCGCAACACTAACTAGGAATGTCGCTGTCACGCTTGACGAATCAGCCGCCGTCACGGACTCAGAGTTAAACACCTGGTAGGTTAACGTCGGGAATAGTGACTCCGACGCTGTCAGCGCATCCGCTACAGCGACAGACATGGTCAACGCGCCGACACTGGAATCTGACGCTGTCAGCGTTTCGGATACAGACGCAACTGCTTGCAGGACATTGGTTACCGCGTCCGATACGCTCAGTGTCTCCGATACCTGGACAGGTATTGTCAAGATGCAGACTTGCGCGTCTGCTGCGCTTGCAGCTTCAGAGACAAGCGCCAAGAAGACGATAGTGCCGCTTAGTGAGTCGGATGCCGTTACAGACTCGCTGGCAAAGGCCACTGCCACCAGGTTAGTGTCTATGGAATCAAAAGCAGAACCTGATTCCGAGATGCCCGCCACCATTGTGGCAATGTTGGTGAGAACGTCGGACGCTGACAATGTCTCCGATATGGTCAGGCCAAGCGTTGTTGTTGCTGAATCGGCATCTACCGCAGAACCTGACTCTGTTAGCGATCTGCTGTATCCAAAACCGCTAGTTAGGCCATCTCTTAATGATGTGGATATCCCATATGCTCCGGAACCATATAAATAGTATCCATAACCACTTGTTGGCTCAATTACTGAATAATTGAATACAGTGCCGCCAAGTGAACTGAATGGTGTTTGGCTGAATGCTGATATGCCAAACATGATTCACTACTCAATGAGTTTCCAAGATGCATTCTCTTCATCCCACGCATAACGATTGCCGTCTGTTGGATACGGAAAAGGCGCGATCCATTGGCAAGTGCTCTCGTCTAATGTCCAGCTTGCATAAGGTTGAGGAGCAATAAAGGCATCTCGTTGTGCGTCATAGATGTCACCAATTCCAGCATAATTTTTACGGAATGTGCCGTTGTAGGATGTTTGCTTCCAAAAAGGATAGCCGCCACTCCATATCACCAAGAACGCAACACCTTGCGCCTCTGACTCTACGCCATTGACTAGCAATTCATTGTTGTGGACACAATGCACTTCAAGAACTACATTGTTTTCATCAAGTTTTGCAAAATGTGCCATGATTAGAATGTAATTGTTCCGCTACCAGTAAAAGTATAAATTCTGTAACCGCCGGAAGTTGTTATGGTTGGCGAACCTGTAGTCGCTGCGGCTGCGGAAAAAGTATCAGGGTATCTAATAATTACAACGCCTGATCCACCAGCGCCACCAGTCAAAACTGTCTCAAATCCACCAGCACCACCACCACCTGATCCAGAATTTGCTGAACCAGCAGTTGCGGCAGATGCTGGATTCCCTGATCCTCCATTACCTCCACCAGCAGCGCCTACCCCATTAGAACCAGAAGAGTTTGCGCCACCGCCACCACCACCAGCATAAGTTACTGAAGAACCTGACAAAGAAGAAGCAGTTCCAGCGCCGCCACTTCCTCCAGCACTGGTCGAGGCACTAGTGCCAACAGCACTAGAGCCACCACCACCGCCAGCATTAGCGCCGTTGTTACCATTGCCACCAGCAAATCCTTGCCCTGATGTACCAGAACCTCCTGTACCGCCGCCGCCTGAGTCAGTACCGCCACCACCACCGCCTGATCCACCACTAGAGCCATTTAAGGATGCATTTGGGGCATTGGGTGGAACGCCTTGTGCGCCGCCTCCACCACCAGTTGATGTGATGCTGTCAAAAACAGAATTGCTACCATTTGCGCCGCGTGTTTGAGACACGCTCGTGCCTCCAGCACCTCCAGCACCTACAGTAACGGTTAATGCAACACCTCCTGTAATGGAAAATCCAGTGGCAGTCTTAAAGCCACCAGCACCACCGCCGCCACCAGTATTTTTACCGCCACCACCACCGCCACCGGCAATTACCAGGTAATCGACTGTAGCTGGTATGTAACCAGGCCATGCACTAGCTTGCCTGGCTTGCATCTGTTCTGTCAAGGTCCATTTGCCAATAGCGTTTGCTGATGAAGTAGGAGCCGCTGTAGCAGACCTAATGCTGCCCTTGAACCGATTCATTATGTAATTGCCTCAAAAGAGGCCACCATTTCTATGGCGTTGGTCGTGCCAGATGTCACCACAATTGACTGCGCCTCGCCAACATAAATCGTTGTGCTTTTGTCAATTATTAGCAAAGACGAATTAGCTGGAACCATTGTCTGGTAGGTTAAGCGATATGCAGTACCACCGCCACCAGTTGCGCTGTTAATGGATACGGTTACAGCAGCAGCAGTTGATGTGACATTAGCCGCGACCATGCTGTTAATTTTATTGACAGTCCCAGCAGATGGTGTCAAAGCACTCCAGGTAGTAGCCGATGTGGTTGTAGGAACAAGGTACGACGTACTTCCATAAATAGAAATTACGTTAACAATATTGGGATTTGCCATTTTGCTGTTTCCTTAAAAACCAAAAACCATTGCCATTGCAATGGATTTTCCAGTAGTAATTCCACCACTACCTGAGAATGAATAACTCAAACTGTTCCATGCAGTAGCGCCATCTCCAATTTTTACTTGGGTTGTGTCTTTTTCTAAACCAATCTCTCCAAGTGCTAAGATTGGATTTGCGCTAGTCCACTGTGCAGCAGTGCCATTTCGTAACTGAATTTGAACAGCCATTATGGTGTTCCTCCATTAATTGTTTGTATTCCACCATAAGTAGAACCTGGAACCCCACCATCTAAATTGGGGCTGCTGTTACCGATTATGGCTATAGATGCAGGATATGTACAAAACACATCCTTGGTTCCAGAAGAAAAATTCACCAAAGAGCCAGAATTGCTAGATGAAAGAACGGTAGTTCTTGACAATGTTGTGCCGGATGCAGTGTATGTTCCTATACCCACTTCCCACTCTAATGTTCCTTGACCAGAAATTGAGTAATAAGTTGAATTGGCGTTACCAATGACAGAGAAAGTCTGGAAGCCGGTTGTTGCGCCCAAAAGCGTGACAGTCCCTGTACCCGTAGTGGTAGTGGTCTCTTTAACTCGGTCAGCAACAACAAGAGCCATCAAAGACTCCTAAAAATCAGTTTGCAACAAGTTCGTCTTCTTTGAAGAAACGCTCTTGTGCCTGGTTTGATTGATCGGTGTATTGGACCTTGAACAGCAAGGTAGACTCGTCATCCACAACTGCTCCGACCACAACCGTGCCGGTCATGGATGTACCCTTGATGGTCACGCTGTCGCCTGTCTTGAACGCCATATCTGACTCCTTAGACCGACGCGGTGTAAGTGACGTTCAGCGTGTCGCCAGACGCAATAGAACGGTTGCCACCGGTAAAGCTGCCAGCAGAGTACAAAGTACCCGTAGTGCCGGATTTAGTGCTGCTGGTGGTTAGGAATGCACCGGCCACTGTGGCTGTAGCGTTAATCGTGAAAGACGTTGCCGTAGACGCCTTGGAGCCAGAGGATGCCGAATTCCAGGCTACAGATGGACGGGTTGAGTTGGAGTAAGGCACTGTCTCGCTCCAGCCGCTGTGCGAGGACATGGTGTCACCAGCAGCGTAGGTAGGCGAAGATGCGCCGTCAACCAGGCCGATGTACCAGGCTGCGGTGTAAGCAGAACCGGCAAAATACTTGTCCAACAAATCATTCTTACCGACAGTCACCACCAAGTTTTTGATTGGCTCTGACCACTTTAGATTGCCGTCCTTGTCGAAACAAGTCAACTCGTAAGAGCCGGTGATGCCAACGCCTTCATCCATAGATGATTGACGCGAGATTGCTACGCTTGCAGCATCTTGACCATTGATACGCTCTGATTGCATTTTGTTCTCCAAAACTGGGAAAATTTTAACCGAAAGACTTGGCGCGTGACTTCAGAACGCCGCCGCTAGTCGCTCCGCGCTCGTCTGCAATTTGCAGTTCCTCTATGCCTGCCTTGTACAGGCCAGCCCACACTTGGATTCTTGCGTCGTCCTGTAGGTAGGGGGCAGCCTGTAACAAAGAACCATACAGGTAGACATCAGGCGCTTTGGTGAGCAGCCAGTTGGTGGTGTTGGAGTTTGATAGCTTGGCGAGCTTGCTGTAGTAGATTAACTCGCCCGTGTAGCTGGAGTCAGGGATAGGCACAACGCGTAGCTGCGACCCGACAACGCCAAAGAACTTAGGCTTTCCGCTGGATGTGTACTGGGTCAGCAAATCATCTAGGCTGTCAATGGTCTCAAACTGCAACGGACTGACGGGGTTTGTGTCCATCTTGAACGTCCGCGCCTCCAAGAAGTCGCCTGGCGTTGCGTTGTACTCGGCGTCAATGGTGGCCGTTGCGCGGGTAATCATCTGAGTGGTGCGCAGTGTGCGCTCCATCTGGGATTCCGCGAGAGAAACAAAGTCGGTGATGGCAGACGTGAGATCGCTACGGTTGAGCCAATCGGCGACCGAGGCTTTCAGTTCAGCGTAGGTGCTAAGTGCCATGCTCTGCCTTTTCCTTCTCGATGTCGCGCATCATCCAGGTGTGGTCGTGCTTGAATTCAAACGTCCCGATGTGGCCGATCTCTTTGCTCACGTCGTGGTCTATGTAGATTTTATACCCTGCCGCCTGCGCCTTCCGACAGAAGAAGATGTCCTCACCGATGTAGCCGCGCTTGTCGGTGCGCCAGGGAGTCTCGAACCAGGGTTCTGTCAGTTTCTCAAAGACGTTGCGCTTGATGAGCATCACGCCCATTCCGATGCTGCCAACTTCCTCAATGCCGGTGGATTCCGGCATGGTGTAGACCAGTTCGCGCTCACCGTCAGGGCCGTACTTCTGGGCAGTCGGGCCAGTAGGGATGCGTCGGCGTGCGCAGTTGGTCGCCACAATGTCCAGGTCATGCTTGAGCAGGCGCTCGACCATGTCCTGCGGAAACGTCATGTCTGAGTCGATGAACAGGATGTGGGTGCAGCCCTCGGCCATCGCATCCAGCGCCAGGTCAGCACGCTGGTTTTGGATTAGCGTGCCCTGCATGATCTTGAGAGACACTGCATCTGTCGTGTTCAGCGTGTGGTAGCAAACCATATTCACCAGGCAATAGGTGAAGTTGGCGTGGACCATGTCCCGCGCTGGGGTGCAGACTGCAATGTAGTTGTTCATACTTGTCCAGGTCTCGTTCTAAAAAATCTGTTGTCGGGGTCATTGAGCCAGCGTTTCATGTACGCCTGATCGTCTAGCTTGCCCTCGGCCTTGAGTTTGTAGTAGACGCCTTCTGGAATGCTTGCAACGTGATGCCACTCGCCCTTCCAGCTTGCACGCTCATCTACCTTATTGAAATCTGCCTTGTTTGCTTCAACAACTGCTGTGACATCCTGCTGAGTCTGAATTGTTGCCTGGCCGGTTTCATCATCAAAATGCCAAAAACGGGTGATACCCGCTTCCTTATTTTCGTCAAATATTTGTTTATTCATGCGTTAAAAAAGGGACCAGGTTTCCCTGATCCCTTCAAGTTGATTACGAAGTAATCAGGTCAGCAGCTAGGCCGTGGGCGTTCTCGGCCAGCACCTTGTGACCCCACTCCACCAGCAACATACGCTTCTCAGCGTCGCCGGTCTTAGCGAGTTCAACTTGCTGGTAAGGACGCAACACAGTCATCTTGGCGTACTCAGGATCGAGTACCCATGCATCACGCTCACGCTGGAAACGATTAGCGATAACGCTGACGTTGCCAAAGTCGCTGACGTAGATGTCAACCGCGCCGATCAAGGTCGCAGGCTTCTCACCGCCGTTGATGTTGAAACGGCTGGAGGCGATACCAGAGAAACCGCTGACGCGCTGCTTGTTAACAGGGCCGGTCATCAGAATCTTTGGAGTGCCGCCAGATGTCCACACTTGCTGAATCACATTCTTGAGAATGGTCTCAGTAAAGGTGCGGACGTTGCCGTCAGTGCGTGCGCTGGATGGCAGCGTGGTGTACGACGGGTTTACGCCATTGGTCTGCATATCGACGTTGGTCTTGATAAACGCGCCCAGAGATGCTGTACCGCGTGCAACGCTGGTGCTACCGGCAGCAGCCACAGCACTGTTCAACAAAGTGAACTCTTGATCGCGACGAAGTTCAGAACCCCGCTTCGCAATTTGGTAGGCTAGCTCACTGCGACGCCCTGCCTTGTTAACCACCTCTTCAGTCGCGGACAAGACAATGGTCTTGCGCGAAATCTGAGCATAGTTTTGCAGGCGAACGGTTGCGGTAACAGAATCAAAAGAGGAGACATCGTCGCCCTCGATTTGCTTGTTGGCTGCAGCCGCTGCCAAGGTATCGGTCTGCCACTCAAACAGCGAATTGCTGATGGACTCGCGGCCAATGTTTGATTGGTACGGTACATCTTCCGGTGCAATATTAGTAATAATATTCGAGAGGTCTTCCCGAATACCCTTTGCGTCAAAGGTGGTGAATGTGTTGGTTACGATTGCCATAATGTTCTCACTTCAATAAAAGTTCAATTGCCGATGCCGCATCTTGGACGCGGCCACTTTTTGCAAGACGTTGTTTTGCACGCGTTGACTCGCTTGTCGTAGAGACTCGACCCGCTGCACCTGGCTTGGCTGGTCTTGGGCCATTGTTGGTCACCGGCTTGATGTTGCCCCGCTTGGACATCATCTGCTCGTACAGTGCCGCTTTACGCAACACGTTCACGACGCGGTGGTCAAAAATGTTCTTCAGTTCATCAGGCTGGAATCCGGCTTTCTGGCCAAATTCGATGAGTAGCGCCTTCTCTGCCTTGGCTTTAGCTGGGTCCTTCCACTCGGGTAGGACTTCCATCAATCTTTCCTGCTCTGTGGCAAGAAATGCCTGCATAGACTGCGCCTGTTCCTGGCGTGAGATTTCTGCAAGTCGCTGCTGTTCGCTCTGAATAGCCGCGTACTTGGTCTGGTTCTCTCGCACTAACTCTTTCTGCCTCACCCACTCGATGGGATCCTCTTGGTAGAGGCGATCCCAATCAACTTGAGGCTCTGCCGCCTGCTGAACTTGCTGCTCCAACTGTCCTAACAACTGCGCGTATTGCGCACGCTCGGCGCGGATGGCCTGGCTTTCTTGCTCGACTTGCTTTCGCACCTCGGCAATCTGCTGGGTCTTCCGCGTGTAGTCTTGAGTGCGTGAGTAACCTTGTTGGAGTTCGTCAAGCGTTACAGAAACTTCCTTACCGTCTACCTTGACGGTGAAAGTCTGCGGCTCTTCGCTCTCCTCCGATTCCTCATCTTCCTCTGACTGTTCGGTAGGTGTTTCATCGTCCGATGCGTCTGCATCACCGGACAATTCCTCATCCACCGCCGCCTCAGTTTCCTGAGATAACGCCTCGTCGGGTAACTTTTCTCCGTCTTCCGGAAGTATCGCCGTGAGTGCCTGGACTGCTGCGTCCATGTTGAGTGATTCTGTCATTTATTTACCCGTTCCGCAGCGCGTTGCGCTACTTTTGCGTTGTCGATGGTCTTTGTTAGTTCATTCTTGAGGTTCTCAATTGCCCTCAATATGGACCAGGCCATCTCGCGTTTCGCGGATTCCTCGGGTTTGCTGCTCTTGAAAATCCAGAGTTGGTCGTTCTCAATCTTGGTGATTGCCGTATTGAACGTCTCATCCTCTAAGAGTTCCTGTGCCTTGCGGCCAGCGCGAATTACTTGATCTGTCATGCCATTCCAGGTTGGTTGATGGTTGCCTCTCGATTCATGCTGGTGACGGCTTGAATCTCAGCGTTGCTAATCTGTGCGTTGTACTTTAACTCAATTTCGTATTTCTTTAATAGTCCACTCTGAGCCAACTCATCGCGCCGGAAGTCATCGTCACGAATCATCTGCTCACGCTTGAGTTCCAACTCGGCGGCCTTCTTCTGGATGTCGGCCTCGATGGACTTCGCCTGGACCTCGGCCAGCACCTCCTCTGGTGTTGGTTTGGGAGGTGGAGGCGCTGGTGGCCGGTAGTCGGCAGGAATGTCGTTAAAGAACTGGCTGGAGTCCTTGAAACCGCTGAGTTCCACGATCTTGCGCAGTGTGCTGGCGTACATGGACGGGCTTACCAGCGGATTCTGAGCGCCGAGTTGCGTCAGCGCCTCCTGCTGCTTGGCGCTAATCATCATCAGCGCCTGAAGTCGCTCGTTGGTGTCGCCGTTACCCAGGCCGATATTGATGGAAACGTCCATATTCGCATTCCAAGCGCGTGGATCGATCTCCACAAACTGGTCGCGCAGGCGAATCATGCGGGGCTTGTCCTGGTGGGTCACCATCAGGAACAGGATGCCCTTAAACAGCTTCTTCATGCCCTCGGCCATCATCCGCGCCGTGAGTTCGATGCGGCCCTGGGACGCGCTGATAGTGGCGGCCACCGCAGCCTTTGTGCTGGACTGCAAGGCGTCTGCGTTCAGACCCATCGCGGCCTTGCTCATGCCGGTTCGGTCTTCCTTGATCTGGTCGATGTAGTCCAGCATGGGAAACGCGGCCTGCCCGACAAACGGGCTGGAGAACGGTTGCACCATGCCAGGCGCGCGCATACGAATGATGGCTCCGGTCTCGTTATTCAGCACATCATCCATGTTGACCTGTCCCTCGACCACTGCGGTGCGCGGGTGGATTGACTGCGCCAAAGAGTCCAGCGTGTTGCGCAGGATCTCTGACTTGATCTCCTGGATGTCGTGCGTGATGTCGAAAATAGACATCGCCTCGATAGGGCTGGTATGTGGCTCGGGGTCGCAGGGGAAGTCCACAAACGGGATGTAGGACGCTGGCAAATTCCGCACCACCTTGTAGCCGGAACCCATGCAGCAGATTTTCCGCAGCTCGGGAATTCCGTCGCCGTCGTAGTCAATGCGCTCGTACGCCTCGATGTACAGAACGCGCCGCTGCATGGGGTTGGCGCTGTCTGTCTGTCCGATGGCCGTTGCCAGTGGCTGGCGTGCCAGGTACTCCTCGTTATCGTCTAGGTCGGAGGCTGTTACGTTGTCCAGCACCTCGTCCTCGTCGTAGCCCATCGCCACCAGTTCGGCGACAGTCGCCATCTTGCGGTGCGCGATCAGACTGCAATCATCAAATGATCGCGCTCGGCGGTCAATTAGCAACTCCTCGGGCGGCACTGCCATGATCTTGATGCGGCCATCCTTGGTAACGCGCTTGATCTGAACGTCATGCAGCATGGGTGGCGGTGGGGGAGGCATCATCTGACCCGTCATAGGGTCAATCATTGGCTGCATGGGTGGCGCGTCGGGATCAGGATAAGAGACCACAATCTTGACCTCGGCCTGCTCCTGCATCAGTATTTGCAGGGTCTGGTCATCCAGGCCAGAGAAATCGGTGATCTCTACCTTTTCGGAATCCTCCCACCAGAATTTCGCAATTCCGCACTTCCGGACCAGCGAGTCCTTGAAGATGGCGTAGGTGGTCATAAAACCGTTGTTGTCACGGTTAAAGATGAAGTTTGCGTAGTCGGTTGCCTGCTTGGCGTACTCCACGTCTGCCGGTGTCTCGGGGACATACTCGACGGTGTTCTCGCTGGAGAAAAACACCCGCATCAGGCTTGGCATCATGGCGCTGACGGTGTCGCGCACCTCCATCGCTACCACCTGGGAGCGCCCGTCTTCCTCGTTGCCAAACGGGTCGCCGCGGTAGTAGGCGGTTCCCATCGCCCGAATGGGAGATATATCGGAATCGATATAACTGACGGCGTCGGTCAGGTCCTGTCCGATGATCGCCTCCAGCTCGGTGTCATCCATCTGCTCTTGGGCTGCCACGTCGGTGGTCACTGGCATATCGTTCATGTTCATACGGGTATCTTTCGTTCAAGCGTTAAACCATTGTTGAACATATTTTGGCCGATATTTCATAAGCCAGGGCATCGCCTGGTGGGTTAATGCGTTGGCGTCCACGCCAACAGTCTGGCTGCCGACGTGGTGGACATAGGATGCGCTTACAAAATTCTTGTACCCGAGTGCCTCTAAGTCAGCGCATTGCACGTCATCTGAGAACCAGTTCAGTGGGGGGAATGGGCATTGGGCAAAGGCATCTGCACAAATCCAGGCAAATATGGGCGAGATCACGTCTGTCTGCCGAATCTTCGACTCGGACGTGAACCGGCACATATCGATGGCCTCACCCTCCGGATTCCAGCGAATATTCTGCACCTCACGCGCAGAATCACACCTAGAGGCCACCCACCCAGGGTTCAGACTCAGGTCGCTGATGATGTCCACGTCATCCATCAGGACGCGGTAGCTGGTGGGCGTCAGGACAATATCGTCATTCGCCACCACGACAGAGTCGAAGTCCTTGAGTGCGCAGTTGATGATGTGGTTGTAGTCATCGCCGAAGTTGCTGGGCTGACCGACCACCTTCACGTCGGCATCAAAACGCTCCAGGACTGACGCCGGACCGCGCAAGTACACGGGAATCTCGGGGCAATACTCGCGGATAGACGCCAGCATCACCGCCAGGTTTTTGCCGTGGACGGTGCTGATTGCAATGGGGCTTATCACTTCTTCCCTCCAAAGTACCTAGCGTGCATATCGGGCCTATTTTCGCGCAACCATGCCTCTGAATCCTGTTTGCACTTTTTGAAGTCATATCCAAATGTTTGCGAGCCAACATGGTGGAAATATGCGCGTGACACAAACAATCTAGACTCGTTTTTCAAATATTCCTCGCACTGTACATCATCAGAAAACCAGTCTATTGGCGCAATATCAACCCATGTTGACTTCTGACACCAGGCAAAAATTCCAGCCAGATAATCTGTTTCGACAATAAAGTTTTCGCTCTCATATGCAAGAGAACTTAGGCTGCCAGAACCAGTGCGAATATTTTGGTTTCCCTTTGCGTAGTTGGTCCTTCCTGCCACAAGACCAATCTTGTAGCCCATTGACTTTATGTGGCTCACGTCATCCATCAAGACGCTGTATGTGCTTGGGTTAAGGACTACATCGTCATCAATAGACACAAACTCCTCATGGGTCTCAAATATCTTGTGGGCCATGAAGTTATGTGCAGCGCCTCCAGTTTCATATGTGTGGACAAAGTGATGAACTTTGTGCTTTGGTAGAGACTGCTTGTTTGGGCTGGTTATGAAAACCTCAACATCATCAGGCACATACAACTCAATTGACTTGAGTAGCACCGGCAGGCACTTCTCATTTTTTGAGCATATTCCGATTGGCGTCACTTAGCCTTGTTCCTCGCGGATATAGCCTTCGACTTAGCCTTGGCGTCTGCCTTGGATGATGCGCCCCAAGCGTTCAGACTCAGCAAGAGCCTGGTAGGTTTCCCGTCCTTCATCTCCGGGCCAGGCATATTGCCCATCCGAGCCAAGAATGACGCACGGCGCGGGTTATCGCCTGACTTGACTGGTGGCTTGATGTCCTGGCCTGCAGCCTTCAAGCTGGCGCGGCCCTTGGCATTCAACCCGCCTTTAGGGTTCTGCCCCTCCTTGCGTTGCCAGGCCGCGGTCACTTCTTCACCGGCTTGGCCGTCTTAGCCGCCTTGCGAAAGTCGGCCGCGCTAGGCGCTGCCTTGCTTCCGACTTTGTTCATCTTCTCGCCGGAGCCAGCCGCAATACGCTTCTGCTTGGCGTTGATGTTTGCGTAGAGTCCAGGTTTTGCCATCTTCATATCATTGCCCCAAGTTAGTGTCTACCGATTCCGTATCGCCGTCATTAGGTCCGCCCACCACCCACGCATCGCAAGTACGACTCGCTGCGCACTTGAAGTCAAAGATCTCGCAGTATCCGAGATCAGCCAGCGCAATCGTTCCCCAAGGGTCTGCTTCATTTCCAATTCCTTTCGCAATGCATTGCTTGATTGAGTCCTGCACGTTAAACGCCGCGCAGTTACCGCAACGGCTCTTCTTCGCATCATCCACGCTAACGTCCCAGGTGTCAGCCTTCTTCTTCCAGTAGGCCGTGTTCGGCAACGCGGGATTCTCAGGGCCGTAGGCGGCAGTGGTGATCGCCTTCGCCCGATTCTTCAGATTCAGCACCACGTCCTGGGTAGGTGCAGGACACTTTGCCACCTCGCTGGCCGGTGTCATCATCTGATTCATCGCAGCCTGGTACTTGCCAGGCACGTCACGGGTTTGCGTTGCCATTACATTTTCCCTTTTGGCATAGGCTTGGATTTGCCAGCCTCGGACAATGCAATCGCAATTGCCTGCTTGGGATTCTTTACGACTCGTTTGGTCATGCCCGAGTGCAACTTACCCGACTTGTACTCGCCCATCACCTTTGCGATCTTCTTTGCGGCCTTGTCAATCTTCATAGATTACCCCTTTGGTTGGATGCGCAATTATGCAACGCGAGGAAGATTCCTGCGCAGCGGCTTGTTCCAGGATACTTTAGCACCGCCAAATGCACCAATCACAGCGTCGGACGCAAACGTCAGGCAAAAGGCGTCAGCGCGGTCCGGACTCGGGAAACCGCGCTTCCTGATCTCGTCCTTGCCCTCAATCTGAATCTTTCCGGAACTGGTGAACGAATACCGCACGATGGCAAGTTCACTGACCAAAGCCTCGTCCTTGGGCATCTTGCAGTCCCGCCCCTCTAACCAGGCTTTGGCCTTGTGCCATAACTCAGCCTTCAGATTCCGGTACGTCGCGCCCATCGCTGGTGACTCCGAGACGTTGATGCCGCGACAGGGAAGATTCAACTCTTTGAGCCGGTCAACCACTCCGGCGCCCAGTCCGATGCTGTCCACCAGGATCTCCATAGGTCTCTCTGACGGTGGCAGAGCCTCGTACTCGGACACCACCGCGCCCGTGAGTTGCATCAGGTCCAAGTTCTTCCACGTCTTGATTGGCTCGGTCACGGCGTTACCCTTGCGCTTGCAGAGTGCCGACCTGTCCGACCCAAACCTGGCAACGTCCAGACCCCAGACCATTGGCGCTGACTGGCTCGGCTCAACGTCTCGCTGCTGCGCCATCTCCAGCAACTCCATAGGGATGACGGTATCGTCATCTGATCGCGGAAACTCGCCTAGCACGCGGATCCGGTAGGCATTGCTCTCCTCGCCGTAGCGTGCCGCCATCTCTCCAAGGTACGCCTCACTGACGCGGGGAGAGTCGGCGCAACTCACCTTCATGGTGATCCAGTCATCCTTCAGCCGGTTGTGGGTGTCGTAGAAGAAACCCGTACTGCGCACAGGATTACCCAGCAGCAGGGTGACCGCCTTGTGACCCGACATGGAACCGGCGGCGGCCTCAAACACCGCCTCGGGGATGCCGGATGCCTCGTCTGCCACCAGCATGACGTTGTCGCTGTGGACGCCTTGGAGCGCTTCGGGTTGCTCTGCTCGGCTTGTCCTGGCCGAGATGAACGCCTCGTTGGGCGCTTCCTTCACCTCTACCCTGTCCTGCTTCACGTCCAACTGGTCGGCCAGCATGGGCGGCAGCTGCTTAACCCAGCGCTTAAGTTCCGCGAACAGGGCGTCGTAAAGCTGGCTTGACGTTGGCGCTGTAACGACAATCTTTACAGGGAACCGCAGAAACAGATACCAGAGCATTGCCCAGGCGCTGGCGGTTGACTTGCCTACGCCGTGGCCGGAGCGTACGCTAATGCGTCGGTTTCCAGCCGCGATGTGATTCAGAAACTCTACTTGCCAAGTATCAGGCTCGGTGTTCAGCACCTCGCGCACAAACAGAGTTGGGTCGTTGCGATACCGCAGGGCGAACTCGATAAACGGGTTCTCGGGAACTTCCAAATTTTTTTTTGTAGCCATAGTGCGTAGTCAGGTGGGGGGTAGGGGGTCAGTGGAATAGGACATTCGGTAGGTGTTTAGGTGCTGCCACAACCGCCCCGCCGCCACGGCCAGACGGGGGGGGGGCGGGCGGCCACGGCCAGGTTAGTTCGTGCAGCGAACAAACGATCTGCAGCCTGTGGATAACTCAGCACGCTGTGCGTCCCCTCTGACGCTGGGCTGTGGTACGCGTAACCCGTTGATTCCATTGATGATTATGCTGATCGTCAGCACTAATTCCACAATGTGTATTTGATACAGTGTCCATTATGTGAAGTTAGAACGGGTGTTTATGCGTGTTTATGCTTAATCTTTAAGCAAATGCACTCAATCTGTGGATAACTTTGGCATCTGGTCTGTGGATAACTGCTCAACCACTTCGACGTGGCGCAGCGCCTCCATGCGCAAACCCTGGATGCTGATGTTGACCTGGCTCGCTTTGTCAGTGCCGTACGTCTTCCTATCCCACCTCTCGGCCAGCCACTGGCGCGTCCGGATGCGCTGCACGTCGCGCTGGCCATTGTCGACGTCCATGTTGTCCGCTATGGTGAGTGTCTCGCAGGCTAAATGCGAGGCCGCTTCCACCCGCGCGCGTGTAATTATAGTTTCATAGTCGTTGTCCGATATCCAAGTGTCGAGCGCACGCCGTCCGATGCCTAGGCCACGGCATATGTCTGCCTTGCTGCGCCCTTCCTCAAACATCGACAGGATCAACTCGTCATCGATGTCTTCCAGCAGCGCGATATCGGCTCTCACTTTCGGATTACCAGGCATCAGATGACCCTCCAAGCGTTTTTCGTTGTGGCAAGCACCCTGAGTACCACCTCATCCCATAAATCACGTCCTGCGCTCATCTCTTTCCCTTTCTGCTGCCTTTGTGTCGAATAACTTGCCACCCTTAAATGGTTTGCTGATGTCGATGTCGTTCTCCATGTCCTCGAACCCGCTGCTTCCTTGCGGCGTCACGGGAACCATTGTTGTACCTGGCAGTGCTGCTTTGATCTCGCGTACCTGAGTCAACGTCGGACCCGTCATAACCACCTCAAGTTCCGCGAGTGTCCAGACCGAGCGTAATCCCGTCTCTTTGCAAAATTGCCCGTACCAGGTCGCCATATTTTTGTCCCTAACGATAACCATCATGCTTTTGTCTTTCATACGGTGCTCCATGAAATCGATTTTAGGCATCTGCTCAATGCCTGACTCAACCGCCCACCTGGTGAGCGCTTTGTACGCCGCGATCATTCCCTTGATGGCCTTCTCTAGCCTCTCCTCGTCACGCGCCTGGCTTGCATCCCAGATGCGCTCCCGCTGCGCGTTGAACTTTCTGCGGAACTCGGCATCCACCAGGTCGATCACTCGGTCAATCCCGTAAACCTTCTCATGCTCCATCTTTGCGGTTTCCATCTCAACCATGAGCGAATGCTGGAACACCTTGAACGGGTCAGACGGGAACTCATCCCTATCCGTAAGTTTCTTCGTAGCCATCCTCAACTCCTCATCTAGTCAACTTCACCATACCAACTTTCCGAGGTAGTCAACCTAGTTAACTTACTTCTTGCATTAAGCAAGAAGTTGTAAGTTGACTAGGTTTTTACCTATTCCTGTGCAACTTGCAGCATAGGCAACTGCCTATATTTCACCGAGTTGCCTATATTTCTCAAACATAAGTACATAGGCAACTGCCTATATTTACATAGTCAACTTCGCAAGTTGCCTATCAAACTGATGCCACAAACGGCTCATCTTTGTCATCATCGCGGTAGATAACCCAGCAGTAATTTGATACATCCGTCTCGTGATACCCGACCAGCTTCTTGGCAAACATCGCCTTCTTTCCACGGTAGAAATCGCTGTCGATTGACTTGCTGTCACCCTTTAGCTTGGCGAATGCCTCCTTCCATTCCGATACCGAGACCGTCTTATGGCGCTCCTCACCGACGTTTGTCATGTGGCCGTTCTTCTTTATGGCGTCGTGGATGGCGTCTAATGCCGCCTGCTGGTTCTCCTGCAGCTTGCGTGGCTTGGCCTGGCGCTCGACTGCCTGCTGCTGCATCTCCTGCTTCAGCGCCTCGTCACTGGCCCTCACAGCCAGGCTGATCTGGGCGTCGCTGATGCCTAGTAGGCTGGCCTTGATCTCCACCTTCACCATCTCAAAGCCAATCTTCAGACCGTCCTGGCCGTCCTTCTGCTTACTAATCGTGAGGATGCCTGATCCTGCCACCTGGCTTGCCAGGTTATGAGTTGCGTCAATCTTCGCCAGTTCAAGCTGGGTGTCAACTGCACCGAGTAGCGAACTATGCCCACGCAAACCCTTAGTGGCGTCTTTACCTGAGTGATGCAGAACCATCATGGCGCAGCCCAACATACGCTGTATCCGTCCAGCGTTGTGGATAAACGCTCCCATGTCTTCACT